TCGCCTTGTTTTTGTCTTAACAGTAGGTCCATGTGACTAAAAACTCGTATGTCTAATATTTCTTCTACAACTTCTCGTCTGTATCTGGCACGTAAATGCATAAATGGCTCATACGAAGTGGATCCTAATATAACAACTTGACAAAAGGCACGATAATTACATTTTAAAATATTTTGTTCTAATGTGTTTTGATAATCTACGTTGGAAGCATCCTGGTTTAACATTACGTCATTACAATAAATTTCAAATTTGTTTGGTTTAATACCTCTTATAATTCTATATTTTTTGTTAGCAGTTTCAAACTCACATTCTACTTCACAATCATTTGAATTAATTGTGTTAACCAATTGTTCTTTTTTAATATCTCTAAAAGCACGATTAAATAAAGCAAAACACAATGCGTCAAGCATTGTTGATTTGCCTGCACCGTTTGTTCCTATAATAAGTGTTGATGGTGATTTTGCTAAGTCAACCTCTAAAAACTGATTGCCTGTAGATAGAAAATTACGCCATCTTAATTTTTTAAAATATATCATACTTTGTTATCACTAGCCTCAATGTAAATTGATTTTAAGTATTCTTTTAGTTTAGTTTTACTCACATCTGTTTCTAGTTGGTCAACATAATTATTTAGGAATGTAACTGTGTCTTCACCCATTTCTAGTATATCTTCTCTTACACTAGCTTTAATATCTGAATAATCTTCTACAATATTTAAGTCGTGTACTGTTATTTCATTATACAATCTTTCTACAAATTTGTCAAATACCTCGTTATCGGTCTTGTTTAATACAATTAATTTAACAAAGTGGTTGTGATATTCTTTTATATCATAATTTTTATAGTCTTTCTTTTTATCATCATAAATTATTTTTTTATGTATGGTAAGTGGATTACGTACTCTAGTTATTTCTCTAGTTTCTGTATCAAAGATATGAAATCCTTTAGGGTCTTGGTAGTCAGACCATGTCATCTCATATTGAGCACCGTTGTAGTGTATTTGGCCATCATCTGTATGTTTATGAAAGTGGCCTGATATAACTCTATCAAATCTATTAAAATCTGATTTTGCTAAACCGTGTTCATTAATTACACCATTTTGCATTTCAATACCTTTGATTTCTAAATGACCAAAACATAAATCTGCTTTGGCTGTTTTTAACATTTCCATAGAGTGTTCATAGTTGTCATCACAAATCCAAGGCACAAATAAAATAGATGTACCATCAAAATCTACAACAGTTGACTTTGTATATATCCATGGCTCATGTCTTTTATCAAATGATGAATATAAATTTTCTATAGCATTTACGTCATTTGTATTTTTAAAGTATGTATCGTGGTTCCCTATAATAATATGTGTATCAATTTGTTCTTCATATAGTCTATCCCAAAATTGTTTTCTAAAAACAGAAGCGGTTTGAAAGTTAATAAACTTCCTTCTATCAACAACATCGCCCAGGTGGACCAATGTTTTTACATTGTGTTCTTGTAGGTAGGGAAAAAAGATTTCATTATAAAATTTTAATTGATATTCTCTAAATGCTTGAGAGTCATTTCTCACGCCAAAATGGGTATCATTCAATAGGGCAATCTTCATTATATATCTAATACGCTAGTATAGGTTCTTTTTTTTCTTTTCTTAATTCTTATCTCACTAGCTGTTGGTTGTTCCTCAGTTGATGGTTTATTTTTTCTTAAAAATTCTAAAAACTGATTCTTATAATCATTTTGTGTATCACCAGGTAGTACAGAAAATTCATCTATGTTGCCTTGTTCAATCATTCTATACTTAATGTTTGTTTGTTTCTTTTCTTTTTGTATTCTTCTAATAAAAGCATAGTAAATGATTTGTGTAAAATAAGCAAATGGATTATTTGATTTTGCTGGATTAAAGTTTTTAAGATATTGTAAACAGTTTTCTATACCATCAGAAATCATATCATCTCTAAAAGTATAGTTAATAAAATTAGGTCTATAAGATAAGTGATTTGCAATCTTTAAAAAACATTCACCAATATAATTTGTAACTGGTGGTGCTTTTCTATTTCTTTTTTCTGCCTTATCACACTTGTCCTTATACTCTATCATCGCCTGTAGAAACTTTTTGTTATCTACATAATGTGCTGATCTTTTTCTAGTTTTAGTCATAATTATATAATACTATATTTTGTTGTTTTTGTCAATGGTCTATCATATTAGCCAGTTATAAATGGCTCTTAATGCAAGTAGTAAATACATAAGTTCCATGAGTGCTCTAGGTATGTCTTTATCTTTTATACCCATGTATATCCATATACTACAAGATACTGTTGCAATTGCCCATCCCATCCATTGTGTAACAGGATTTGCATTTGAAAGTATGTATGCACCTATCATAGCAAGTATGAAACCTACCCATCTCATTCCATCTAATCTTTTATAAAATCTAATTTTCATAGTCGCTTGACATAATATAATTTCATTGTTATAATACCCATGTGGGTTGTTACCGAGAAGACCTAGCTACCTCACTAGTGAATCTTTTTACTTGGCATATTTAGTAGTTCACTTACCTCTTTGATGTCGTTCTTGTCTATATCTTTCTCATAAGGATCGGAATTGGATAATTCATCCAATTCTTCATCTGACATATTTCTTTCTATAAAACCAGGCAATTGTTGTTTAGCATTTTTTAATGCAACTGTAAGATCACTATATCTTTTAGTAAATGATGGAGTGGCATTTGCTATGGTTATAATTTTATCAATAGGAATTGTTATTATTTTTTCATCTGTAAAACCAACCCAGCGAACCAAAGCTATATAGTCCGATATGCCTTGTTCGGTAATTCTAGGAACATATTTAATTAACATAGGTTCCTGCAATCTTAATAGCTTTGAGTTTTCAGGCAGTTGATTTTTATGTAAAGGAAATCTACAACAGATTTCTTCTCCAGAAACCAATCTGATTATCTTAACTGACTTTGTATCAATACGATTAATCATATAACTATTTATCTTTATTTAAGTCTAGTATAGCACAATGAGAACCACCAGTGCGTTGCGTTATGTTATAGTTTTCTAAAGCAGCTTCTTTAAAACACTTCATATTATATTCACCTTTATTTTCATTTTTATTTTTATTACCTGGAAGATAATCGTGGAAAGCAACACTAAAATTATCTGTTGTTCTTTTTAGTATTTCTTCACAATCACCTAAACCAATAGAAGCATCAATAAAAACAAAATCATACAATAAGTTATATTGCATATGTGGATTAAACCAAAAGTCTTTACTTTCCATTATGTGTCTTTTTGCATACTTTAGACCTTTAAATGTAAATATATCATTTCGATCTATAGTCATTATAAGAGAACCGTTTGTGGAAAGAGCAGCTGTGCTTTTTCCTGTACCTGTACCTATCTCTAAAATAGTTCTAGCATTTCTGCTTTCGTAAACCAAAAATATAAAATCATCATCTGATATCATTTTAAATCCACAGTATGTATTTCATAGTTAAAGCTTTCTCTATTATAGATATTCACTCTTTCCTGAAAATGAGTTAAGGTAAAGTTCTTTTTATCTTTATATGTTAAATCGTCTGAAATATCATAGACTGTAGCAGACTGTTTTTTATCGCCGACACGAAGTCCACGACCAATACTTTGCAATACTCTTATAGGGCTCTTACTAGGGCTACTAAAAATAATGTTGTGTAAATTACGAATATTAATACCAGTGCTGAACGTCCCGAAAGAAGCGACAATAATTGCGTTATCCGATTTTTCTGTGATTGCTCTAATTTTTTCTCTATCATCTGTTTCTGTTCCACCATAAACAAAAAACACTTTTCGTTTTGGATCTGCTTTTTCCTTAATTAAGTTAAATAAAATTTCACCGTGTTTTTCTACTAATTGAAACAAACATAAAGTATTGCCGTTTAGTGCCAAAGTTAGATTTCGTATGTATTTATTACGAGCTTTATTTTGAGTAAGATATTCCAATTCTTCAAAGTACTTTACGCCGTAAACCTTTTTAGATTCTTCTTCTGGATATTTTAAATTCAAACAAACTACTTTTAAATTTGCTAGTTGTTTTTTATCTATTAATTGTTTTGTTGATACCACTCTATTAACTATACCAAATAGTCCTGTCAATACTAACTTATTAGTTTTACTATCGTCCAGTGTTCCTGTAAGACCTATTCGATATTTACAATCTGTTAGTTTAGTCATTATCTTTGTTAATGATACGGCCTTGAACAGGTGAGCTTCATCACCTATAACTGCACCATAGTCTTCAAAAAACTTTTTAGGCATTTTGTATAATGATTGCCACGTAGATATAACTATACGTTTATCATCATCAATATCATAACCGTGATATTTTCTACTAACATTTGTTTCTGAATCAAAACCATAATCTTTAAAATCTTTATATAATTGCTCTACTAGTGATGTTGTAGGAACAATAATTAATATCTTGTTGTTTATCATATTCATATAGTGTCTAACCAGCATGTATATAATAAGTGATTTACCAGAGGCAGTGGGTGATAAAATCAACCCTCGTTCACACTCTAAAGCAAATTTATACGCTTCTATTTGATAATCTCTAGGTTTGATAGATAGATCATACTCCTCAATCATACCCTCTATATCGGCGGCTGAGACATGGCTATGTGTCAAAATATCACTAGATTCAACTATATGAATATCTTTTTTATTACACCAATCTTTTAGATATGGGTACAGTCCTACATACATTTGACCTGTAGCATATGAATATAATCTTATCTTACCATCCCAGACTCTATTGCGAAACTGTGGTGTAAACTTATAACCAGGAACTTCAAATGAAAAATAGTCTGAAAGTTCTCTACGAATAGAGGCATCGGCATCTATTTTGATGTAAACGTCATTGAGTTTATCTACTATTATATTTTGCATATTAACTAAAAGGTTTGCCTACAATCCAACCAACTAAAGACTTTCTTATTCCTTTGATAATAGGGTTGACTTTGTGCCAAACAAAACTTGGAAAAACTATCATAGTTCCTATTTCATTATTATTTAATTTTATGTATTTGTTTTGTTTTTGTTTAGGACTAGGTGTGCATATTTCAAATTCTCCACCTGTATAATCATTATTTAACAATAATGTAAAACTTAATTTTCTTATCAAACCATTTGAATACGGTTTATTATGTGTATCAATATGCCAATCGTAAAAATCATCTTCTCTATAGACTGTATATTGAAATGGCTCATATTCTGTTAGATTGTAGTTCCAAACTTTATTACAACCTTCAATCGTATTTGATACTATATCTTCAATACTCTTATCTTTTATCCAAGATATAATTGACTTTCGATTATTTTGATTTCCTTCTTGTATTTTTGCATTATCTAATTTTTGTTGCTCTCCTATTGTAATTATTTTATTACAATCACTCTTTGAAATAACGGACTGATAAACCTTGTATGGCTTAGGAGTAAACATTTTAAATAATACCAGAAGTAAATTTCTTCCAATCTATAGCGTTTTTGATTTGAAATGTACGATTTGTAATAATACGAATAGTTTTATCCAGATAATCAACCACACTTTGTACGTAAGTTACTTTTTGTTCCAACTTAATTAAATCGTCATCTGACTTGATATACTTATCAACATCTGGTTTAAGCAACTTTATGTTGAAAGGTTTTTCTTGGTAGACCGATGGGTCTGCTTTACCAGTATAGTACTCCCATTTATCCCGTAATAATTTATCTCTATCTTGTTCAGCCTTTTTTAGTATATTGACATATTGATTATGAAATTTACAATATTTGTTGTGTAGTTGTGGTGTTTTTAATGATTCTAAATCGAGTTCAGTATCATTTAATTTTAGGTCTTTTTCGGCTAATGCCTGCAATTCATCAAAGGTCATAATATCTCCATTATATTAGTTATTGACTATTTAGTCAATGGTTTATGTTGTAGTTTCTAAAGTACCTGTAGCACTAATATTTGCAAACTCATATATTTTATATTGAAATGTAACACTAGCTGTTAAGTAATCTACATCTGTAGCTTGTTGATTATAATCTAATCCAGATAGTGATATTGGATAAACATCTCTAAATCTTATTTCTATGTTTGAGTTATTTTTACTTGTTAATACAAATAGTGTAGCATCAGAATATAGACCACCATCATCAGGAGTATTTTTAGAAGTCACTCCTATTTCACTTGAATAAGTTTCATTTGTTGTTGTTGGATATCTATCTGTTCCAGCAGATTGTAATGTTCTAAATTGTGAATAGTCTTTTGGAAATCCAAGACCTGTCATCCATCCATGTATTTCTCTATAGTTTTCTAAATTTTCATCTACTAAAAAAGAAATATTTAATGTATCATAGTCTAGTTTGTCACCAGGCATTGGTACATCTTTAAATGGCGTGGCTAAATTTGAAGTACCTAGTGTAATACCAGGTATGTTTGCAGCCGTACAAAAGTATTCAACTTTGGGCAACTTGATTAAACTAAACTTAAACTGTGTAGGGCTTGCATAGTCTAATTTAGTAGGTTGTCTATTGTATGAGTTTGTAGTAGTCATACTACTATTTATCTGTTTGTTTATCTACTTCTTGCCACTCTTTTTCAGTAGCTTGTTTTTCTAGTTGTTTTTCAGGTTCAGTTAAAACAATCTCTTTTTGTTCTACTTTTTTAATCTTTTCTTCTAATTCCTCTAATACATTTGGTTTAGGATTAAGATACTTTAACCCTTGTGCAACAAGTGTCATAATCAAAATTACAGCTAGTACTCCTAAAATTTCTTTAAATGGTGTTCTTTTCCACATAGGTATTTCTTTATAAATTGTTATTCTTTCACTATAAAACATAATCTACTTTTATTTATGCTAAAAAAAAGGGCGACTTTTTAGGGCCGCCCTTTTAAATTTGTTTGTAACAAGTATTACATTAAGTTAGCAATTTTAACTTTTCTGTAATATCTGTTTGCATTAGCAGCTGTTAA